TAACATCATCACGAGCTGGATTGCCACTACTTACTCTACGAGCGGGCATACCACCAGGAGTAGACTCATTTGCTGACATTGAATTTGGGTCAGTTTTATACCCAATAGATGTAGCTTTCATTGATTTACCATCCATAGTGTGTGGCTCAGCATAAACATCGGCTGAACCAACTTCTTTACCGCCTTTTTTCATAGAAAATTTAGCCATGATTAACGACCTCTTCCTGATTTTTTTTGGTTTGCTAGACGAGCAAGATTACGACCAACATCTTTCATAGCCATAGAGCTAACACCATGTTTTACGCTACGACCTTTAAGGGTTGGAGCTGTTAAGCCTGAATCGCCTAAATTTTTACCTTCAGTTTTGCCTTTGGACTCGATGCCATTAGCGCCTTTTTTGAATCCCATGTGATTCTCCTAAGTTATTGTTACTGTTACTATACCAACTTGCCCTTGTGCAATCAAGTCATTCGGGGTTAAAGCCGTATCAAATCCACTTGCTCCACCAACAGGATTCCAGCCCCATTGAAATACTCTGCTACCTTCTCCTGGATACCCAACACCTTCTAATGTTGTGCTATTGGTATCGTTAATCTGTAAACCACTTGTACCCGAAGCATAGTAGCTTGTATCAGGTCTTGGATTCCTAACCGCTTGTGGGTCATCAACTGGATACATACCCAATGACAACTGCGGTTGGTCAGGTTCCCAACACTCAGGACAAACTAAAATATTTTTCAACTGCTGCTTAACAACCAACTTCTTAAGCTGTTTAAGCTTATATCTTTGACCACAACGGTCGCATTCTGCAATGGCAAATTTGCCACTACTAAACTTATTAGGCATAGAACAAAGACCTCGGTACGAAACGAGCAGAAGCTTTTTCTCTATCTTCTGTAGATGCCATCAACCATTGCTCTTCATATTCAGATTTTAAAAACTGTAATCTTTGCATTGCATCTGGAATCTTCTGTGCTAGGTAAAACGCCAACCCAGCAACCATACAAGGTAATAAACGGAATGGAATATCTTGTTCTACATTACCGCTAGCCCCAGCATCTTGGATTCTACGCATTCTCCAGTAAACAAACGTATACGGACCACCACCAGCATCAGGAGTAGGCCAAATATTAATAGAGTTAAGATTCTGTACGCTAATAGTTGCGCCTGTTGTATGAGAAGCTGCTGTTGTGCCATTCTGCCCACGATAACAATTAGTAAGGGTATTCCCTACTACGTTAGCATAACCAATAATCTCTGAATCAATTTTAATAAATCCGCCACTAGCTAGCTGGGTTGCATCGTTAACTGTAATAGATGTAGCTGTGGCATTAATTGTGCCGTTTAAAGTTACAGAAGTTGTATTAGACTGAGCAGATTGACGATTAATCCAGCATTGAATTGGTCTACCAGTAGTCAGCTTATTAGGGATTGTTGAGTAAGTAGACTCAGAAATACGACTGATATTGATGTCAATCTGGTTGCTTTGAACTCCATTATTCTGGCGAACTACCATATCTAAAATGTCAATAGTATCGTTATCAAGTGGATATAAACCCTGCCCAGTAACTAAATTAACTTGCATTTGCTCAATCGTCCATAGATTAATACCTCTATTAGCCCACTCTATGGTCAATAAGTTTAACGAACGACGCGCCGTACGCATATCGTAACCCGTACGCAATTCCGTACCACAACGCTCAAAAGCCTCTTCAACGAGGTTATTTAAGTCTAAATTAAAAGTTGTAGTTCCTGATGTGCTCATTTCATTTTCTTCAATGTTTCAGCAAGACGTGCTCTTTGCCCCAGCTTTCCTGGTTTTTTAGCTGCCGCTGCTAATTTTTTAGCAGGAATCTTTTCCCCAGCTTTAACACCCATTTCTTTACGCAATGCGCCAGGTTTCTTGATAGCACCTGCAATCCAGTTTTTAGTAGCCATTACTTAACCTTTCTGTACGGTTTTACTTTTGCTTTTACTTTTGACGGCTGGGGTACGAACTGTTTTCCCTGCGCTTTTCCCGCCCGTTTTGCTCGTGTTGTTGCTGCGTACTCCTGTGGGCTTAATGCTTCGATTGCTTTTTTTGGCAGGTACCGCTCTCCTGTTTCGGACGACTTTTTTCCCGACTTGGTTGTCCATTTCTGGTCCCCCCAAGATTTTAGACTCCGCTGGGATTTTGCTAGTGCCATTAATTAATCTCCAAAGCCATTTAATCACGATATCCACCGCCAGCAGCTTTATATTTTTTAGCTACTAATTGTGCCTTACGAGCAGACCATTGACCTGCGCCAGTACCTTGCACTGCAGCAGATTTAACTTGGGAAACAATCCGCTTACGCAAACTAGGTTTTGTGTAATTACCAGCAGCATTAACTTTTCCACCCTCTTTATATTGAGTGAAATCAGTATCATCCCTACGGGCTTTTTTAACCCCGTTAGGCATCTTAGATGGAGCGATTGCGCCCATTCCTCTACTTGGTCTCATGCTCTTGTCTTTCCACGAATACAACAACCATCGGCTCTTTTAGAGGCGGAAGATACTTTACCACCAGATTTATACAATTTAGATATATCTCGGTTCATCTTACCTGTGCCCATACCACCGCCACCACCGCCACCGCCAGTAGGTTTAGGCAATCTGCCCATATCCTGCAATCTTTCCGTATACGTGCGTGGGCGCTCAGCTTCAACTTTTGCTTTAACTTCTTCAGCTATTTTGCTTACATCAGCCTTAGCCCGATCAACTTTAGCTTTATCTAAAAGCTCGTCGAACTTTCCAGGACCACGCTTCTCTTCGGGAGTGTACTTCTCATTCCCGTCGCCGCCAGTCTGTTTAGAAGGGTCTATAGGCTCAATAGGCATTAAGCTCTTGTCTTTCCACGAATAGCGCAGCCATCAGCCCGTTTAGAAGCGGAGGATACAGAACCACCAGATTTCATATTTTTAAATTGACGTAATCCAATATTAGATCTTGCTGGAATATTAATATATGGCTCAGTTGTATCAAAATCACGAGATTTTACATTAGGGGTTTTGACCGATTTTTTAGGCATATCTGGCATGGGTGCAATTTTTGAATTGTCGTCCCAACTAGACTTAGGTTTAGTTACCGAAGTCTTAGTAACAGTCTTAGTTACTGGAGCAGAAGCTGGCATTTCGTTTTCTTCACCATACCCTGACGTACCAGCAGGAGAATCATCAACAGTTGGTTTTTCATCAGGATGAGCAGCTCTCATACGCGCTAAGATATATGGGTCTGTACGATCTGCACCACCTAACCATTCTTCTTGAGCAGCGCTAAAACCACCTTTAGCAAACTTTTTCATTTTCTTTTTCATATTAGCAAGCTCCACCCATTTTCATTTTGACCTGTGTACCTTTAGTTTTACCTTTAGTAGCACAACCATCAGCAGAAGAACGGAATGTACCGCCTTTAGCTAATTTTAATTTAGTGCCTTTGCCACCTTTATGCTCTTGCATATCGTGCTGTTTAAATGCTTTTTTGATCATGGCTTTGTCCTGAGACTTATCCATTTTCATATCTTCTTTCATATCGCTCTTAGCCATGCCACCACTCCTAAATTTTTTGCCTTTGTCGGCGTTGTTAAACTCTTTTCCCACGGATTGTGGAACTCCTACCTTCTTAGCAAATGCAGGGTTATTTGCAATTGCCGCCATAAAATTATGTTGTTTTTTACTTGTTGACGGCATTACATCATTTTCCCACGGGTTTTACCCTTAACACAACAACCATCGGCACGACTAGAAGCAGAAGAGACTTTGCCACCTTTTTTGTATGTGTCGCCAGCAGGGTTAGTTTTTCTTGCATTTTCTACGGCTTTAGCAGCTTTTTGTGCTTTTTCAACACCAGACTTACTTAACATTCCCATACTTTTTGTTTTGTAATAATCTTTTTTGCTATCTCCGTGATTTTTATCGTAGGCTTCTATAGCTGCTCTACCTTCGGTAGAAGTGTCTTCGTATCCAATATAGTCAGGCTCATCTTGATAGTTTTTATGCCGAATAATTTCCTTTTCAACTTCTTTATGTGGTCTACCCATATCTTCAGCAATAGTTTTAAAACTACCGTCACTTTGGCCGCCTTGAGCCATTCTTTTAAATTTTTTCATTTATTTTTTTCCAACCAACCTTGTACGGTTTTAGTTTCGTAGATGCGGATAGCCGTCCAGACTATAGTAAAAATAGCGGCAATAGCTGGCAACATGTCTGCAAGGGTTCCTAGTACGGTAACAACAGAAGCAAAATCAATAATATGTTTGCTTGCTTCGTCCATGTTTAAAAATGGGTCTTTCATCAGCATTTCCACCTTTTCAAGCTAGCTGCCTTACGAGTAGGCTTACCGTTTTCATCCTTCATAGGACCAGGCATACCAGACATACGAGCACAAAATGACTTCTTACGAGGACCACCTTCGGGCTGTGGAGCCTTTAGATTCGAGCCAGAAGCCG